CACGAGGATTCATATGGTGTTGGTGTTGTGCTTGTTAAAGAGATGTTTGAACATAAGAAAGATATTTCTTTAATGGGTCTTCCTCGTTTTGGCAAGCCTGTTGATTTTGGTTGTAATATGCGCTCGGTCAGTACTGTACCTGAGCGTCGTATTAACGAGCCGTATCAAAAGGCAAGTCCTTTGTTGTTTCAGAAACAGGCTTGGTTTCCCAAAGAATTTGGCACGTTTGTGCCTTCGGTAATCTCGCGACACAATATGGTCAATCCTGGTCATTCTGTGTTTGAGGTCATGGAGACCAGTTTGATTAAGCTGCAGAAAGCAGATTTGATACCTTTTCCTGAAAGTAGAGCTCGAGACTGTGTGCATGATATCTTTGCTAAGTTTGATACCATTGCACCGGCTATGGTTGTTCGTAAGTTGACAGAGCAAGAAGCGCTCAACGGTTTCAAAGGATTGGAGCCAATCGATTTACGCACTTCAGCTGGGCATCCATGGGCGATGTTAAAGCTGCAAGACATGGAGTCTCGTCACTTGAAAGGGAAGTCATTCCTTTTTTCTCGTCGAGAAGATGGCACGATCGAGATTAGCGACGATCGACTTGTTAAAGCCATACAATTGCAGGATGAGTTTTTGAGGAAGGGCTTGGTCTACCCTTGGTTTTGGTCTGTTGTGCCGAAAGATGAACTTCGGCCGATTGAAAAGGTGTCTGTTCCTGAAACTGGTGAATACAGTACGCGGCTAATTGAGAACCCTCCTGTGGAGTTGACAATTTTGTTTCGTCAGTATTTTGGTTCATTTATTTCGTTTATAATTTCTCATCCTCTTGTGTTTGGAATTGCTGTTGGTATGAATCCGTACAGCCAGGATTGGGATGCCATGATTCGTATGTTGCTTGCTAATTCGCCTATTGGATTCCCGGGCGATTATAGCAAATTTGATTCGACGATGGCTGCCCAGCAGGCTAAGCTGTATTGTGATGGTATTAACAACTGGTATCGTGTTCATGGTGAGGTTGTTGGTGAAGAGTTCGCTAGTGATTGCATTGCGAGAGAGAGTTTGATGTACGTTTTAATTTATTTTATGTCTCTTGCAGGCGTTGATGTGATACAAGTGTGGTGGATGCATCCTTCTGGCAGTTTTCTCACTACTATTCTTAATTGCATTCACAATCTTTTTCTTATTCGTGTTGTTTATTTACATCTTGCTCTTGAACACAGTCCAGGTTTGGCTAATATGCGTGCATTCAATTCTCTTGTGCGTCCTATGGTTTATGGTGATGATATGATTACATCAGTGTCCAAGGTCATTCCGTGGTACAATGCTAAGAATTTTTCTGTTGTGTTGGCTCGACACGGCATTAAATTCACTCCAACTACGAAAGTGGGTGAGTGTGATGAGAAATTGGTTAGTGTTTTGGATATGGAATTTTTGAAGAATACCACTATTAAGAAGACCGGTTTGTTTGCTGCTTGGATTTATTTTCCAGTTCCTGCTCGTGAGATGTTGTATAAAACGATGTCATATAACACTTCTAAATATGTTTCCGATGAGATGTTGACTTATATTATTTGTAATGATATTCTTTCTAAGGTTTGGGCGTGTGGCGAGTATCAAGTGTGGTATGACCGTTTTATCCCTATTCTTCAAGAGCTTGGGATTAATGAGCCAATGATTAGCCCTGACGAGATTCGGAAGCGTTGGAGAGATGGTACATTGACGAGCCGAGAAATGGAAGATTTGTTTGTGGTGCCTTTTCATGTTAATGTTGTGAAACAAATGAATAAAGGCACATGTGCGACAGCTGCTGGTGATCTTAATGAAGAGAAGAAGGTTACGCCTGATGCTTGTGCGGCTGCGACGGACGTTGTAGTTGTTGGAGGTGCTACGAAGCCTAGCCGATCCTTGTTAAACTATGATGACGTTCCTAGTGTCTGCACGATTCTTAAGCGTTATTTTCCTTTTGCTAAGGCTGATGTTGGTGAAGATGCACAGTTGAAGCTCGGGCTGACGCCATGCACAATTCTTTCGCCACGTGATTTGTTGAGTCCTATTGATACGAACCCAACTCTTATTGTATATTATGCTCAGATGTATCGCCTGTGGGCAGGCAATATGCGATTTCAGCTTATTTTGAACGATGACGAGACTGCTCCTACGTCAATTGCCGTCAATTATGCTGCTGGTCCTTTTGTGAATGGTCCTACGTGGTCGCTTGATTCTTCTTTGATGGATACTGGTCCCACTCACCACACTTCGCGTGTTTGTGCTATCCAAGTTCCTTATCGATCTCGTTTTCCTATGAGTGTTGTACCGTGGTTCGAGGGTGAAGATGTTAGTGAATTCTGTTCTAATGGTAGTCTTTCTTATCTGCTTGGCCAAACGCCTAGTACTCATCCACCACGCAAAGGTTGCTTGCACGTTGCAATGGGAGATGCTAGCCGTTTTGCACGATTTTGTCGTGTTCCCTCTTTGAAGATTACTGGTTCGAATTTCCCTCACGAAGCTGGTACGCCTGTTGATGTTCCTGAATTTTTTCAGTTTGTTCATAATGATCTTGACGGGTACGACATCATCGGAGGACGGGTGATAGTTGACGCAGCGATACCTTCGCTTACCGATCCGGCTACTGGTGGTGGTGACTGGAACAGTTTCACTGTATCACAAGCAGTTGTGTCTGATTCTATGCTGCTAAAGCTTGGCTTTGTGTTGGTCCCTGGTCAATCGCGCAATGTGTTGACCGGTGAGACCTTTAGTTATGACGTCAAGAATCCGACTGTGACTATACAGACCATTCCTCAACAATTTGCAGCAGTTAAAGATAGCACAGCTCTTCCCCCTGGTGGTGCTTGGTTGTTTACTGGTGGTGCTTCTTCTCCTATTTACGATGTGATTGATAACAAAGGATTACCTGCGATAATTTCGCCTAATTGGACGATTGGGCCTGATGCTTATGGTGATCCTGGTTTTCTTGGTCTTGCCAGTGCTGCTTTGAGTTATACGTACACGCTTGGTTCCTATAAACTTTTGAACACCGATGAGCCTGATTTGACGATTCCGGCACATGCTTCTGAAGTTATTGGGCCATATACTGCTTATCGCTGGTCCGACGGCATACCAGCCGCTCCTAAGGTTCTGTATTTTGGCGATTTGACTCATAGACTACGTGTGAAGAAACAGGCGACTAGTACCCCTGTTGCAGGAGGCGTAGTTGTTGAAAGTAAAGGCGCTAAAAATGGGATTGAGTCATGTGACATAACTTTGGGTGAACGACCAGTTAGTAACTTGGAGTCTGTCCATAAAGAGCAATTTCTTGGCACATTTAATTGGGATCCCACTGACAGTGCCGGTACGGCTTTGCAGTCTTTTTTGTCTCCTTTTGAGCTTGTTAAGTCACAGGTAATGGCAAGCGCTTTTGAGAGATATTTGTATTGGCGTGGCAACATAACGATACGTATTCAATTACAGTCCAACGAGTTTCAGTCAGGTAGTTTGATGTTGGTCTGGGCCCCTCTCATGAACAAATCACAAGCCCATAATGTTTATGATGATAACCCTGTCTGCCAGCATTGCACGGAACATGTCGTGCTTTATGCTGGTAGGACTCAGTCCATGGAATTGACAGTCCCGTATGCACATCCAAATAACTATTTAGACCTTAGATCTGATAGAGAGCTGAATTATTTGGGTTGTTTCATGATTTACGTGATGAATCCATTAAGACTTGGCAGTGGCGCGACCTCCACGAGTGCTAGTTTTTCTGTTTTTGTAAAATTCGGGTGTGTTGATTTTCAGGTATTGAATCCAACGAGTACGCATGTGATTACTCCTCCGACGACACAAGCGGTGCGTATGCGTGTTCGAAAACAAGGTGGCATACAATCATCAGTGAAGAATATTAATCTGGCACATGCCTTGATCAATGGCACTGTTGATGCTAAATCTGGCTCTGATTCGTTCATGGGAGGAAACACTGATCTGGCTCCAGCAGATAAGCCCAATTGGGCCGTACAGGCTGCACCGGTGCAACCGCGATGTTATCCCATTCTGACGAATGTAGAAAACGTTGATTACTGCGTGCAGCTAGATACTAGTGCTGGGTCAGTGCCACTTGTGACACCAACGAATACTGGTGTTACTGATGACGAGATTTCATTCAAATATTTAACGCAAAAACTTGGTTTCTTTCGAACTTTTTCTTTTGACACAAGTTCTGTGCAGGGTGATATATTGGATGTTTATGATTTATGTCCTTGTTCTGAATATTTTTATCTTGCAGCAGGGACGACTTTTACTCCTTCTCTTCTTTCACATGTTACTTTACCATTTTCTTTCTGGCGTGGTGGTTTAGTGTATAAATTAGTGTTTGTTGCAACTCCTATGCATACAGCGCGTATCCAGATATGTTCACATTACGGTTTTGAGGCCGACGGACTTGATGTGAATGAAGCTCTCGGTCAGTACACACTGACCGTCGATGTCCGGGGTGTGACAGAAGTTACGACTGTCTTTCCCTGGCGTAGTCCCACTGAATGGAAATTGGTGCCGAATGGATCTTATCTAGATGGCACGCCTTACTCAATGGGGCAATTTTCCATCCGTGTCCTCAATCCCCTCCAATCACCAGAAACAGTAAGTAATACGGTAGATGTTAATGTGTTTATGTGTGGTGCTCCAGATTTTAGAGTTGCTGTTGTGGGGACAAATGCCGCTGATATTACAGTGGTGCCTAGTTAGAGTGCTTGCACCGACTATGTACATTAATTACAATAGCCCCCCCAAATATTCCTTGTATATATTTCTTTTATATTATATGAGGGCCTCTCCGACGTCATGTATCGTTTTTCAGTTCTTTCCATGATTGAGGTCATATCTA